TTACCTAGTGTGAGAAAATCAACAATGCCCCCATTAGGTTCCCATTGTTTATGTTTGTTTTGATGATTAGTTATTTTATCTGTATCATCTTTAAAGAAATTCTCAACTATGATAGAACCAGTAGGTCTCTCGATACATTGATATACTATTGTCTTACCTTTTTTGACCATAACAGTCTCATAAGATAATTTTATATTACTTCTAGGTGGTCTCTTTTCTCTTCGTTGTCTAGGCATTTTTATTTTTCATAGCTTTCATTAACTTGGTTCTATTCTTTTCTCCGATATCTCGTACCTTCTTATTCCACTCTTCGATTTCTTTATCTATTTTTTTCTTTTTTCTCTTTGTCATTTTACTCTATTTCCTCTCAATGCAAAAAATAAACCACCACAATAAAGTAGTAAATGAAAATGCTCGTACAGAATTACATACACAATACTTTCAGGTTCTCCGATCAGTATTACTCCTGTCATTATACCACATATAACTATACCTGAAAATCTAGTGAGCATATCACCCACTCCGTCTTTAAGTGCAATAGTTAATCCGCCTACAAGCAATCCTATACCTGCAAACAATTCTCCCCAAGCAACAAAGAACCAAACTGACATAGGTAACCCAAATGCCTCTGCGTCTGATACATCAATTGGTAGTTTCTGTAACCCTTGTAGAATAAACACAATGGCTAATGGTACTCTAAGTAACCAGTTAGCACCTTTGAAGTCTGGAATCTTTTTTAAATATTGTTCTAGTGTCATCATATTTTAAAGTCTGAAAACTTATTAAGTCTTGCAGCTGTTTCTGAATTGTCGAATACTGACTTGTCAGGTTCATTCTGTTGGTTAGCGTCTACCATATCGTCTTGAGCCGCCTGTTCTACATCATAGACTCTCATCTTTGATCTATCAACACCCAACATAAACTTACGATTGATTGTCGGGTCATTATATCTATTCTTTAATTGTTTGATTAGAAATTGATTCTTCTTTTCTAGTTCTTCACTAGATATAATAGCGAACATAAAGTCAGCAGTTGCAGGTAGACCGAAACTTTCTGATGTATCTTCAAGACCAATGTCAGTAGAACCAAAACCTGTTCTTGTAGTTTGTGTTGCCGAGAAGATAGGTAAGTTATGTTCTACAGCGAGACCTCTAAGTTCTTCAGCAATAGACTTAACGATTGTATATGAATTAACAGATGACCCTGCCTTGAGTCTAGATGATACACATAGATTTAAATAATCAATGTAGATAACATCTGGTTTAAAATCTTTCTTTATTGCAAGTTCATTAAGTAGAATTTTAAAATGACCAGCGTGAGCAGAAGCCGTAGGATATTCTTTGATGATAAGTTTGCCTTTAGTCTTTTCTTCTAGTTTCTTAATCTTATCCTGATACATAATCTTAGGTAGTTCAGGTAGATCACTCATAGATACATTCAAAAGATTTGCGTCTATTCTTTCAGCAATTCTCTCTTCAGCCATTTCTAAAGTGATATACAATACATTCTTAGCATTCAATAAGTTTGCAGCTGCAAGATGAGCCATAAACAAAGTCTTACCAACACCAGTACCTGCAAGAGCAATATTCAATGTCTTTGTTGGAACACCACCACGAGTAATACGATTCATAAAGTCTAAATCAAATTCAACTCGTTCTTCTTTTGTATGGTAAAAATCATATCGAGCAGATGATTCATCTATGAAGTCATGCCCTATCTTTTGATCGAATGATACTGATAATGCATTAGATAATAATTCTGGTAAATATTCTGGTGTGTGAGTTTTATCTTTGCCATCAAGTATTTGAATACCATCCATGATAGCATTATGTATGGCACGATCTTTACAAAACTTTTCTGTTGTCTGTACTAACCATTCTAGATTTATCTCTTCAGGATTAAATGTAGCGATTGTACTTGTAATATTTTGAAACTCACTATCATTAATATCTTTTCTTGCATTTAATTCAATGGCAAGTGTTTCATTTGTAGGTGCTGAATTATACTTATCATAGAAAAGACTAATCTCTCTAAAGATTAATTTCTCTAGTCTATCATTAAAGTAGTCCTCTTTTAAGAAAGGTAAGGCCTTTCTAGCGTAGGCTTCTGTGTGTATGAGGTGCTTTAATGCTGTTCTCTCAATTCTCTCTTCCATTCAACTCCTGATCCATTACTTGTACTAAAATATCTCCAATGTGATTTATAAACTCTTGACATTCGGTATCTGCATTTTGATAATTCTTATCTACTACATAATCAAATATCATAGGTAAGTTACCATCTTCATTTTCTTCTTTTGCAAATTGAACATTACCATAATGATATATTATATCAGTATAAGGTCCGCTTGTCAACTTAATTGAGGCCATCTCCTGGTTTTGTTTCTCAACAAAAACATAATCTACTTCGTGTTTAGGTAGTTTCTGTTTCTTCTGTTTCGACACCATATTTGAACTCTTTGGCAGCAGCCTCATCTAATTGTTTTAAAATCTCTTCAGTAAAGTATTTCGTTGGATCGTTGTTGATGGTTTTCCCAAAAGTTTTTGAGCCATCTGGCAATTCTATTCTTGTAGAAACTTGTTTAAATATACCATACTTTAACGCAAGGTCTAATAGACCGTAGTACTTATCTAAACCTTTGTCGTATGTAAGTCTGACATCAACCATTTTATTCTCTTTAGTTAATCTTGACTTGTGGTTTTTACAATGAATTATATTACCTATAATTTCTGTCCCGTCTTTTTCTTTTCTCTTAGAAAGATAGACGATAGAACTAGCCGCATATTTAAGACCAGATCCGCCGCCCATCTCTTTAGTCGGGAACATAGAACCAATGACATCGTAGGTGTGATTGGTAATAATAAGTGGCACTTGTGCCTTGCCAAGTTTCAATGTTAAGACTCTAAATGCAGCCTTAACAATTTGTGATCTTGTCATATCTCTTGTTTCTTTTCCTGCCTCGGTATCTTCCATCTCTTTTGTGGTTGATAACATACCTAGACTATCTAAGACGAGCAACATAGGTTTTCTATCTGAAACATCTTGCTCAATATATTTGTCTAACACTCTAATTGCTTGGTGTCTGAATTCTTGTACTGTGGTTACTGGCATAATAATCATACGAGAAGAATCAATACCTCTATCTTCAATCATATCTTTTGTCAATGCAGATTCACTCTCAAAGTAAATAACACCAGCACCTGGATTTTGTTTTAGAAAATTATCAACTACACCCAATACAAAGAATGTCTTACCTGTAGCACTCTCACCAGCAAGGGCAGTAATCTTGTTTGCAGGTAGACCACCGTGAATGGTACCTGATAATAGTCCATTGAATATATAACTTCCAGTATCTATGAAGTTAGAAACATCACCTGCCTCAACGCCTTCAGATACTATACTGGCATATTCATTACCAGTCTCTTTAATAATTTGTTTGAAAAAATCAGTCATAGTTCACTCCCGAATAATAATATATTATAACATATTTATAAGAAAAGATCAAGCAAAAAAGCCTTCTAATGTAGATTTTCTTGAGTCTTTAAATAAATCTAAATCTTTGTCACCAAAGCACCAAACATTCTCTATGAAAATCATATTCATAAATTCTGCTTTTTCATTTTCATCTTTAAATAGTTTATCTGATTTAGGCCTTTGCATAATTCTCATACCAATTTGACCTAAAAATTTATCTTTAAGATGATTTACCAATTCATCACTAGAACGATAGCGGGTGCCTTTGATTTTAGGATCCATAATATTACAGAACATAAATCTAGATACTTTCATACTCTTCTCGGCAACTGGTAAATAGAAGTCATCACGCCACTTCTCATACTCATTAAACTTAAACCAAGATTGATTCTCCTCTTTCTCACCACCCTTGTTATATTCTTCAGTAGAGAAATAAGGTGGACTAGTAAAGGCAACATCTATTGGTGGCAGTTCATCATATGGTAAATCTTCAGCCCCACAATTCCATATCTTAACTTTCTTAGGTTTAGGTAATAAACTATTATAGAAATCTATTTGTTTCATATACCTTGCATATGTATTAGGATTAGGATCACAACCATAATACTCTTCAGCATTACTACCGAAGAAACCTGCAAGTCTATCACCCCAACCACAACTTGTATCTAATACTCTTTTTGCTTCAGTCATTTCATAAACACACTTAGCAACCATAGGTTTAAATTGTGTTGCAATATATGTACCCAATCTAAAAGCAGATAGGTAACTGGCCTCATCTAATTTACCACCTCTAAATTCTTCTTTACCTTCTACAACAACTTTCTTAACACCATTGATACCTCGCCACATAGGACCAAAACACTTCCAGATATCTTTTGCAGTACCATTTTGCCATACTTCTATTGGTGCTCTAAACCCATAACTTGAGCAAGCCAATCTTAAATCTTGATGATAATAATTACTAACTGAATTAAATTTAGATGGGCAATCTATAATGCCTAGTCCATATTTGTCAAATGAATATTCAAGATCATCATACTTTTCAAAGATTTTCTTTTCTACTTGCTCAA